CGCTGAACGAGCAAAAGCATCTATGAGGAGATGGAACTGTGGCTAAAGACGGACTATACGCAAATATTCACCGAAAAAGGGCTAGGATAGCCGCTGGATCGGGTGAAAAGATGAACAAGGTGGGCAGTAAAGCTGCTCCCAGTAAGCAAGATTTTATTGAGTCTGCTAAAACTGCTAAACCGCAAAGTAGAAAAGACACAATCCGTGAAAAGATGAAGGATATGTAATGGTAAATCAAAAATTAGCCGCTATATTGCGTCAATTTGACCCGAATAGTGCTGAATATGATTACGATACCGCCCATGCTGTAGGGATGCAACCCCAGCAAGAAGGCGGTGAAAACAAAGGCCATTATGGTTCAGTAGCCCCAACACCTATGCAATACCGTATGGACTACAACCTGCCCGAAAACTCTTACATGATGCTAAAAGGTGCGGCACACCCTACATTTCAAATGGGTGTACAAGGTGAGCAGGACAGGGGCTACCAAGTAATGAAGTTTGGTGACCGCTATTTTTCATTACCACCTAACTTTCCAAATAAATAAAGGATATGTAATGGAACATATGAGCCGCAAGTACAAGAAAGAAGATGCAATGCTACGCCCTGAACATCAATCTACGCTAGAAAAGCAACAAGCAGAACGCATTGCCCGTAGAAAGATGCTATCTAACAAACTTAAAGACTTAGATAAAGAAGTAAAGTAATGGATCGGCTTGCTGAACTTTTGCGCCAAGGTGCGGATAAGTTAGTTAACTTTCCTACTGAAGCACAGCGTTTTATTACCAATCCACAAGCGTTTACCCAGCTATTAACTGGTAAAAACCCTATGCCAAGGGAAACAGGCTTTGCCGCAGGTGCTACAGGCTTACCCGCCCAACAAGGCACAGTATTAGACCCTGACTACCAAGCCTATATGCAAGGCTATGAACAAGGTGAACCATTTGGTTATGCGGCTATGGCAACCCCTCTAGTAGTACCAGTTGCTAAAGCATTAGCCCCCAAAGCAGGGCAAATGGCTGAAAATTATATGTTTAATCAAGGTATGATGCCAAGCATTGTGCCGCCAAGCCCAACAAAAGTGGCAGAAGCATTACGCCAACCAGCTAAAAATGAACTAGGATTCTATTCACCGCTAGATGAAGCAGTAATGAACTTGCAAAACCAAAAAGGTACAGGTCAACAATACCTAGCGCAGTTACTTAAAACTCAAGGCGTAAAGCAAGAAGAAGTCAGCACACGGGGATTAGATACATTTTTGACAGAAAACCCTAAAGTTACTAAAACGCAAATTGAAGATTTTTTAGGTCAAAACCCTGTAAACATTAAAGAAACTGTACTTGGTGTACCTGAAAAATTGGATGCTAATAGGTTAAAACAGCTTGAAACAGAATATGCAGGTCTTAAAGAACACGCTCTTGATGACCCTAGATTTGGTGAAGTTAAATACAATGAAATGATCCGTTTGCAAAACATTCGTGATAACAGCACCCTTGATAGTCTTTATGCTAGGGCTGAAGCTGATGAAAGAACTGCCCAACGGATGCAACAATTAGGGTTAAAAGATGAAGCTGAAAAGTATTTTAGACAAGCTGAATTGCTTAACACCCGTGCTGAAAAGTTAGATTTAGAAGAATTAGGCCCAGCCCTACCCACAAAATTTGGCAAGCCTGACTTTAATATACCCAACGGTCAAAACTACCGTGAAGTGTTAATTCAATATGAACCAAAGCGTGACCCATTAAATTATGTTGTAAAAGAATTACCCAACGCAGATGGTACTAAAAACTTTGGTGCATACAAAATAGATGCAAAAGGTAATGTATCTGAAACACCTACAAATACATGGTTTGGGCGTGAAAACGCTGAAGATTGGGTTAGCGGTCAAAAAGCTAATGTTGGTGAATATGGCAATTTTGTAAATCGCAGTCATTTTGAACAGCCTAATATTCTTGTTCACATGAGAGTAGATGACCGTGTAATTGACGGTAAAAAGACCCTGTTTATTCAAGAAATCCAATCTGATTGGCATCAAAAAGGCCGTAAAGAAGGTTATACAACGGGCAACAGAAGCATGAGAGATATTGACAAAGATTTAGACGCAGTAGTTAATGAGTTAAGGTCTAAACCAAATGTTCAATACGCTCCAACTGATGCTGATTGGGCAAGATACCCTGAATTAACTGCAAAGCATGATGCCTTGTCTGCTGAAAGAGCAAATGCAACAAAATCAAATGCTGTACCTGATGCACCATTCAAAAACACAGAACAATGGGCTGGCCTAGCTATGAAACGAGCCATGCAAATGGCTACAGAAGGTGGCTATGACCGTGTAGCATTTACTACTGGTAAACAGCAAGCTGATCGCTATAGCTTATCCAAGCAAATTAGCAGGGTAAATTACACGGAAGCTGGCGTATTAAGGGCATACGACAATGACGGCAAAATAGTTATCAGCAAAAAATTAGATAGCCCCGATCAAATTGAAAATTACATTGGCAAAGAGCCTGCCAAAAAGTTAATGGAACAAGATTTTAAATCTACTTATATTGGAGAAACCGAAAACGGTAAAAAAATTGCTCATGGAAACCCTAATATGTTTAATGCCCGTGAACTATCAGGTGTTAATTTAGATGTAGGCGGTGAAGGCATGAAAGGCTTTTACGACAAAATCCTGCCCGATCTTGTTAATAAATATGGTAAAAAAAATGGTTTAAAGGTAGGCAAAACCAAAATGCGTACTTCTACTGATAAACAAGCTATTGAAGATGCTAAATTATTAAATGATCTTGGCGTATCAAAAAGTGGCCCAAACGCTTATGAAGATGTACATTACTTTGATTTAACGCCTGAATCTAAACAATCATTTCTATCTAAAGGCCAGCCTATGTTTGCCGTACCACCAGCAATGGCTATAACCGATGAAGATAGTAGACGGGATATGTTAGAGAAGTTGTTTAACAGCCAATAATAGGATAGAATTAACTTATCTTAATCAACTACTTGGGTAAGGTATGAGCATTAAAGAACAAACAAATAATCCAAAGGGTAGACCTAAAGGTAGCCCTAATAAGTCAACAGCCCTCGCTAGAGAGGCTATCGCTAAGTTCGTGGATGGTAACAGCCATAAGTTACAAGAATGGCTTGACGAGATCGCTAAGAACGAGAAGCTAGGGCCAAAGGTAGCGTTTGATTGCTTCATGCAAGTCGCTGAGTACCATGTACCCAAGCTGGCTAGGACAGAACACACAGGTGATGCAGACCAGCCCGTTAAAGTAATCCACGAACACAAGTTCCTTGATTGAGGTAGTCAAAAAATACGAGTATCCCTATAAGTCAAGGGATGCTTTCTTAGACTTTCATAGGCGTGAACAACGCTGGGCTGTGCTTATCTGTCATAGACGGGCAGGAAAGACCGTAGCGACCATTGCGGATACGATCCGTAGGGCAGTCATGGAGAAGAAAGAGAACGCTCGTTACGCCTATATAGCCCCGTACTACGCACAAGCTAAGAACATTGCATGGGATTACTTACTAAAGTTTGCAGAGCCAGCCATTGTCAAGGCTAATCAATCTGAGTTATGGGTAGAGCTAGTCAATGGGGCAAAGATCAGACTATTTGGCGCAGATAATCCTGATGCCTTACGGGGTTTATATCTAGATGGTGTCGTTTTAGACGAATATGCTGATATGAAAAATAGGCTTTGGGGTGAAATCGTTAGGCCATTACTCACAGACCGCCAAGGTTGGGCTACCTTTATTGGTACACCCAAAGGACATAATGCCTTTTACGATATATACAATGAAGCCCAAAAGAACCCTAATTGGTATGTTAAGACCCTAAGAGCAGACAAGTCAGGACTATTGCCTGAAGCTGAACTGTTAGACGCACAATTAACAATGTCACCTAATCAGTACGAGCAAGAGTTCTTATGTTCATTTGAGGCTTCCATAACTGGGGCTTACTTTGGCGAACAGATGCGTCAAATCACGGATTTAGAGCGTATTACTACGGTGGACTATGACCCTATGTTTCCATGCCATACTTCTTGGGATTTAGGCTTCAATGACAGCACCGCAATTATTTGGTTTCAGGTCGTATACGGTGAGATAAGAATACTAGATCACCACTCTAGCAATGGTCAGCCAATACCGTTTTACACAGGTTTGTTGGCTCAAAAAGAAGATGAATACGGGTACAAATATGGTATTCACTACCTACCCCACGATGCTAGGGCTAAAACATTGGCTAGTGGTGGTAAGAGCATAATAGAACAAATATCTGCAAAAATTGACATAAAACATTTAAAAATCGTACCAAATCTGTCAATACAGGATGGAATACAGGCTACACGACTTGCATTAACACGCTGTTGGTTCGATAATAAGTGTGAAGAATTAATAGAATGTTTGCGTCAATATCAACGGGAGTGGGATGATGATAAGAAAGTATTTAGGGATCGCCCAAAACACGATTGGACAAGCCATTCAAGTGACGCTATGCGCTATCTCAGCCTTGTTTGGAAGGATGAAGAAAGCCCTATCCTCAAAGATACAAGGATTAAAGGACTTCATGTCGGCAAAACAGAAGTAACACTCAACGAGATGTGGAAAGAAACCCCCAAAGTAACCAACAGGAGAATTTAAATGACAACAGCATCCGCAACCTTTGCATTACCTTACGAACACGTAGCTGTTTCACAAACAGGTCAAGTATTAGGCGCAACTGGCGCAACTGGTGACTATTTACACCGTTTAGTCATTACTGTAGGAACTGCCGCAACTAGCACAGTAAGTCTTCTTGATGGTGCTACTTCCCATGCTCTTGTTAAAGCAAACACCCCAATTGGCGTTTATAGCATTGAAATGAACACCTTTTCTAAAACTGGTGCTTGGAGCGTAACTACTGGCGCAGGTGCAGAAGTAATAGCAATAGGTAACTTTACCTAAGGATTAACATGGATCATACATACGAAGATTGGTACAACTGCAT